CCTTATAGTTAAGTCCTGACTGTACATATCCGCAAAGGTCTGATATACCCCATCCCTGGTTAAGGATTTGTCCCCAGTATCCTGCTTGCTTGGCTGGTACTACACGAGCACAGCGTCCGTGGTATACGTCTGAGCCGAGGAACGGTATTGTATATACGTCAGGTCTGAGGAAGTCCTTCTGTGTAGGGTTATATGGCGGAATAATGAATGTATTCCAGCGGTCAAGCTGTACGAAATAATCAATACAGTCTTTCTTCAGAACACCTAAATTCAGCAAAGTATTGAGGTTTAACTGTGTTGTAACAGGCGTATCTTTCTTAAACATAGGAAAAGTAAGCCCACCACCGTAAACAAGAGAATCAAGAGTAGATTGTGAAAGAATACTCTTGAAATTATGTCTTACTTCAGCGTTTTCATTTACTTTATCCATCTTACTCTGAGATAAATGCTTATTTTCAATCACACAGCCGTTTAAGAGGATAGATTTCGATTTTTTATTGATAACTGTCTCAAAAAGTCCTTTCTGAGAGTAAAGAGAGTTTGCTTCCCACGGAGATATGTAAATATTCGGCAAAGCGAAGCTCGCTTTAGTCGGGTCTACAATATTTCCCGTATTCCATCTTCCGTTAAGGAATGAATCTCTTATATTCATACTGTCATGGAGCTCTTTTGCTGTCTTCGGGTCTTTGGACATAATGCTGTCCATTATAACCCCGATATTTTCTCGTGCTCGGTCTGAAGCTGTCTTTAATGAATCAAGCTGTATTCCACTTTTTGAAGCGTACGAAGTAGTGTCTTCCTTAATCGCTTCTTCTACCAACTGCTGAGCTTCTTCAAGAGCTGACAAGTTCATTCCTTTGAATTTCTGTGAGTCTGTAATAGCTTTTCTTCCGTTAGCATAATGCTTCACAGACATATTAGAACCGTTGAGAATCTTTCTGAGTTCTTTGAAATCAACCATAGTTTATTCCTCTTCTACATTAGGAGCTTTCTTTAATGATATACCCTTTAGGTGTGAAGGGTCAAGAACATTTGTTGTAACCTCAAGCTCGGTAGCGTCAGCTCCTCTTGCTCGTCGTTTTTCGTACAGTCGGTCGAGCGTAACACGATATAGTGGTTTAAGCTCTGTTCTCCATGACAAAAGATAATGAACTACATATCCAAGGCAGTCACCCTTATGGTCAGGTGCTCCCTGATTACCTTTAGTAGGTAGTCCTGTACGAGGGTCTTTCTGCCAGGTCAAGAGTGTAGTCTCTGTATCCTTACACATAGGACATACAAAAAGGTGCTCTGATATGAAAAGCTTGTTACATGCGAAGTTTCTGTCTCCTACAAGAGGGTTACATGAACGGTAAGCTATCTTTATCTTGAACAGTCGAAGTTCCTTCTTAAACTCTACAAAGTGCTCCTTGTATGTCATATCAGGTATCCACACAATTTCATTCCGCGGAAAGTCATACCTGAATACCTCAGGTGCTCTTCTTATGTCAGGAAACTCATAGTCCTTAATGGCTATAATAGCCTGCTTTATGATACAGAAAGCTATTGCATTATTACCAAAGCTGTTGAAGTCCTGACCTATGTATATAGTGAGTCTCTGCTCTTTACCGTACTTATCATATCCTGTAACAGTATCTCTTGCATACTCATAAAGGTCAGTATCAAGCTTGTTTCTTGCTGGGTTATAGTCAGGAAATACAAGTCCAGAGTCGATAGATACAAACTTACCTTCCAGAAGACACGCTCTCTCTTTCTCATTGTAGATAGCATACATATTGTCTACATAGTCTTTAGGCAGGAAGGTATTCATGCGTGTCTCGGCACGCATAAGTACATAACCGATACCACTCTTCTTGAAGTGCATTACTGTCTGGTATGTTCCTTTCAATCCCTGGGAAGAAGTCGTATACATCATAAAAGGAGAACGGAATCCTTCTACCTGCTGTCGGCAACGGTCATTGATAGACTTTACTACCGCCATTGCTGTCTGTGTATCAAGTTCGTCCAGCTCGTCTATAAACGCACATGCACAAGAGAAACCGTAGATATTAGACTCGTCTTCGTCAGGAATAAGCAGTAACTCTACGTTACCTACCGTAATGATGTTATGAGCCTTATCATAAGTGTATTCTGAATTAGTCTCCTTCAAGTCCTGCTCAAGAAGTCCCGTAAGGGTCTTCTTCATGAAGGTAAGGTTCTTAGAAGCTATAAGTACTTTAGGGTTATGTGCTTCAAGGTCTTTCTTTCCGAGGAGGTCTTTAACTGCTTTTTCAATAGCCTTGGTAAGTCCAGAAGTCTTACCGCTTGCGTAACCTGCAACTAAGAAGAAAAAGTTAATTTCAGGAAATACGTATGGAGCCTGTACGAGCTGTCCCTGGTGAGGCAAAAGCTTAACGAGATTAGCCATTATTCTCTGCCTCCTTCTTATCTTCAAGCTCTTTCAGTCTCTGCTTAGCGTCAGCTTTAAGTCTTGCCTCAAAGCTGTCTGTGTCTTCACTTACTCCAAAGTCTGCCGAAAGCTCCCTTGAATTACCGCCTTTATTTATTTCAACCGTATCCAGAGCTTCAAAATCTTCCTTAGTCATAGATATAAAGGCTACGTTAAGAGCATTACTTTCGTCCTTAGTAATGTTGAGGTCTTCAAGAAGAAGTCTCTGCTTCAGTTCAAGACAGCGTAATACGGTAGCACTTCTGTCTGAGCCTTTCTCAGAGTTATCGTATGTTCCAGTCGATATTCTGTCCAGCTCTTCAAGCTGGTCTATAAAAAGATATGCCTTAATAGCTTTTGTCTCCGCTATGTACACTGGGTCGTCTATCATACGTAAACGTATGTCCTTAGGTACTTTACAAGCGTCCATTGCTACTGTGTCTTTGTATACTATCCTGAACTTATCTATTACGTCTGCCCGTAATTCCTCGTAAGTCTGTTCTGCCATAGCTTTTCCTCTATGCCAATTATATTATAAGTGTTTACATAAGTCAAACTGTGGTGTATGATTAGTACTAAAGAGACAACACAATCTGCCATTGATGTAACTCTCTTTTCCTTCTTGGGGTACGTGCTGAAAAGTGCGTACCCCTTCTTTTTTCTGGGGGTATGCCGTTTATATAAAAAGGGGTACGGGGGTGGGTAGGGTCTTTGAAAGTAGGTTTACTTTTTACTGCTCTTAGCCCAGTCGTGCATTGTATCTGTCGTGAGTGCTCGCTCTATAGTCCAACCATATCTATAGATACGGTCAGCCAATACTTGATAGCTTATTCCCGTAACCTTAGCCCAATCCTTTAATGTTCTTCTCTCACCGTTAAACTCTATCCACCTTGTACACTCTCTGTTAATTGACTGTACTTTATATGTAGTCCACCTGCAATTATCAGGACTATAACCTTTATTATTATCTATACGGTCAATAGTGAGTCCCTTTTCATATCCATTGTCTTTTGCCCAGGCATAAAAATTACGGCAATCTTCTTTCCATTCATCACATACTGTGATACCTTTTGCTCCGTATCTACTATAGCCTTTATCTTTCTTATCATAACATCTTTTCATCATATCATAGTAGACATAACGCAATCTGCCGTTATTGTATGTCAAAGCCCAGTGAGCTACATCTGAATGTATATAGTTACGCTCAGGTGTCTTAGGTTTTATATTATACAAGCTGAGTACCTTACGTAACTTATACTCCGACACCTTATATTTGCTACACATTTCCTTAGCTGTCATATTGCTCGCTTCTGCTTCTAGTGTCTCTTTATCTTCCTCCGATACCACTACTTCATACCATTTGTTATTAAAGTTCATATATGCTCCTTATACTAAGATATGAAAAGTATACCCTTTAATCACAAATCTGTCAACTGTGTTCTTTTTATAAAAGTTCATTCTGTACATAAGAAAGGGTATCACCCCCGACCCCGTTAGTCGAGAGTAACAATTTTGACAGACAAACTAACGACCATTCGTTAGTCACGGGAGTATCAATCTTGTTAGTCTTGACTAACACTATCCGCCAGGAAAACTAACGACCATTAGTTAGTCTTGCCTAACATACCAGATTTTGACAAGCGTAATAAACTAACGACCGTTAGTTAGTCAAGAAAAAATCTGCTATACAGTGAAAAGCCCGATTTTAGTATTGTTAGTTGTGACTTACAAAAGGTATAATATCAAGTATCTAAGATTTTATATTTAATTTACGGGGACAATTTTATAAAAATAAAAACATACTATACAAAAAGATATAGTATTTTGTTTTTTGAATAAGCAAAATATTTAATCATATTAAAAACAAAACACCTTTAATAATACTAAAGTTTTTTAGTCTTATTAAAAATCCTGAAAAATGGCGTTTTTTCCATCAATTTTAAAAATCAAAATTGCCGATATAGAAAAATGTATACTAAAAAGAGTAAAATTGTATTTTTTATACTAAAAAGGTATAAAATTGACTTTTTTATATACTTTTTTATATACCTATTGACTTTTTAATTATACGGTGTATAATATAAGTATAAAGCAATTCAAGGGGGCTATATATGATTAGTTTTATCTTATTAGTTTTAATTATTCTAAGTTTTTGTATTTATTATTTTGTAACTGATATTACAAAATACAATAAAATCAGTTACAAAATGATTATAGCGATAATTTTATTGATTATTGTTATTTACTTAAAATCAATTAATTTATAAAAATACCCCCGATTAAATCGGGGGAAATAAAAACAATTTTCAAGGGGTTATAATATGAATACT